TACTCAAGATTTTTTAAATCAAGAGAGAACTCTTTTTGAAGTTAATATGATCGCCAATAAAAATGGCGAGGTAGTTACACTTGATAATCCATTTCCAGTCACAGGAACTGTTGGAATTTCATCAGATACTCTTATTACTATCAACCCAGATACAAATGCTGTTGATGCATTTGGTAGGAGTAGAGTTTCTGAACCATTTACTCTTGGCGACTACAAGCACTTATATGCTATTGACCCAAACTTTTTAGATAGTGTTTCTGGGGCAGGTTCATCAGTAACATTTTTACAAAACCAAGCGTGTGCAAGATTAAAAACTGGTATTGGAACAACTGCATTTAGTGTTCACCAAACAAAGTTTTATCATCACTATCAGCCAGGAAAAGGACAACTAATTTTTAGTTCTTTTAACTTCTATGCTCCTCAACAAAATGCAACTAAAAGAACTGGATATTTTGATGATAGAGACGGAATTTATTTTGAACAGGTTGGTCTTAATACTTCTGATGGAATAAATCCTGGTATTGGAACAAACAATTGGGTAATCAGAACTTTTGTAAGTGGAATTGCAACAGAAACAAGAATTCCCCAATCACAATGGAACAGAGATAAATGTGATGGAACGGGAACTTCTGGATTCAGATATTACAAAAACTCAACTTGCATTTATAGATTTTCAATGGTTAGGTGTTGGTAGAGTTCGTTGTGGATTTGCTCATAATGGACAACTCATCACCGCACACGAATTCAACCATTCCAACTATCAGAGCACAGTTTATATTGCAAATCCAAACCTACCAGTTCGTTGCGAACTCCGAAATACTGGTGTAGGTATTGGAGCATCATTTGATCAGATTTGTTCTTCCGTAATGTCAGAAGGTGGATATGTAGAAAGTGGTATTGACTTTGCTTATACAATGACTACTACAAGAACTACACCAACACCAGCAGGGACAGAACTTCCTTTGGTTGCAATTCGTCTTAAAAATACTTTCCAGGGATATCCAAACAGAATATCAGTCAAATTAAATAATCTTTCATTATTTTGTGAGACCAATAGTATTGTTTATAAAGTTGTAAAACTTCCAAGTTCTGCTTATTTGAGTAATGCGGGAACTTTAACTTGGACTTCTGCTTCTGATAACAGTGGTGTTGAATATTGCATTGATGCAACAACTTATAGTGATGGTGATGTCTTTGCATCAGGTTATGTTCCTTCTGGTGCGTCTCAAAACTCACTTTCTCCAGTTGCTTCTGGAACATTAAGTCAGGCAAAGAAGAACATCATTGTTCAAAATATAGGTTCAACAAACTCTGAAATTTATGTGCTTGTTGTAAGAACCATTACTACTACTGGAAATGCCGTTGCTGCTGTTGCTGCAGCACTTCAATGGAGGGAGATTTACTAAATTATGAGTGAAGTTTATCTTGGTAATCCTAATCTAAAAAAAGCAAATACACAAATTGAATTTACAGAAGAACAAATTATTGAGTTCTTAAAGTGTAAAGAAGATCCCGTTTATTTCGCAAAGAATTATATTAAAATTGTTTCTCTGGATCACGGTCTTGTTCCTTTTGAGATGTATCCATTTCAAGAGAAACTTGTAAAGAACTTCCACGAGAATAGATTTAATATCTGTAAGATGCCTCGTCAGACGGGTAAATCTACGACTTGTGTTTCATATTTGTTACATTATGCCGTATTCAACGATAATGTCAATATAGCTATTCTGGCAAACAAAGCATCCACTGCGAGAGACCTTCTCGGAAGACTACAACTTGCTTATGAGAATCTACCTAAATGGATGCAGCAAGGTATTATATCGTGGAACAAAGGATCACTAGAACTGGAAAATGGCTCCAAAATTTCATCTAACTCTACTTCGTCATCTGCTGTCCGAGGCGGATCCTATAATGTCATCTTTCTTGACGAGTTCGCTTTCATCCCGAATCACATTGCTGATGACTTCTTTGCCTCTGTTTATCCTACTATCTCTTCTGGACAAAGCACGAAGGTAATTATCGTCTCCACACCACGCGGTATGAACCACTTCTACCGCATGTGGCATGACTCTGAGAGGGGCAAGAACGAATATATCCCCACAGATGTTCATTGGTCTGAAGTGCCTGGTAGAGACGCTGCCTGGAAGGAGCAGACGATTGCTAACACTTCGGAACAACAATTCAAAGTTCTTAGGTTCTGTTAATACACTTATTAATCCATCAAAACTACGAAACTTTGTTTATGAAGATCCAATTAAAAGAAATGCCGGACTAGACATTTATGAGCACCCAAAGGAAGAAAATAACTATTTGATTACTGTAGACGTTGCTCGTGGTCTTGGTAATGACTATTCAGCATTTATTGTTTTTGATATTACTAACTTTCCATATAAGGTTGTAGCAAAATATCGAAATAATGAAATAAAACCAATGCTTTTCCCAAGCATTATCTATGAGGTTGCTAAAGGATATAATGATGCGTGGTTGTTAATTGAGGTTAATGATATTGGAGATCAAGTTGCAAGCATTCTTCACTTCGATCTTGAGTATGATAATGTTCTGATGTGTGCGATGCGTGGTCGTGCTGGACAGATTGTAGGTTCTGGTTTTAGTGGAAAGAAATCTCAACTGGGTGTGAGGATGACTGCAGCAGTCAAAAAGTTGGGATGTTCTAACTTGAAGACCTTAATGGAGGATGATAAGTTATTGACTGTTGATTATGATATCATTTCAGAATTAACTACATTTGCACAGCGCCATAATTCCTTTGAGGCAGAAGAAGGTTGTAATGATGACTTAGCAATGTGTCTTGTTATTTTTTCTTGGTTGGTTGCTCAAGATTACTTTAAGGAAATGACGGACAATGATGTTCGTAAAAGAATTTATGAGGAACAGAAAAATCAAATAGAACAAGATATGTCTCCATTCGGATTCATATCAGATGGTATTAGTGAGATGGGCGGAAGTTTTGTAGATGAGAGTGGAGATAGATGGTACACCGATGAATATGGAGATCGTTCTTACATGTGGGATTATATGTGATGGATTTAGATGATCAAATAGAACTGGAGCATTTATTATTTTTTGATAGGAGATGTAGAACTTGCAATAAAGTTAAAAACTTAATGGAAGACTTTTATCTAACTCATAAAGGTAGAAGTTCTTTTGCCTCCGCATACTCTTATGAATGTAAAGAATGCACCAAAGTAAGAGTTTTAAGTTCAAGAAAAGTTAAAAAGAAAAATTCCAAAATTGAATGGGAATATCCCGATTGGTGAGTGTTCACGGACAGTTTCCCCATTCAAAGTAGTCTTTTTAATAAATATTTTTAGATTAATTCTGGATAACACGGAGAATAAAGATGCCTCTAAATTTAGCATCTCCTGGAATTGTAGTAAGAGAGGTTGACTTAACAGTAGGGAGAGTCGATGCAGTATCTGCTTCTGTTGGTGCTCTAGTAGCTCCATTTGCACAAGGTCCTGTAGGAACTCCAGCAGTAGTCGAGAATGAGAACGACTTGCTGCAAACTTTTGGTCAACCATATTCAACAGATAAGCATTATGAGCACTGGATGGTAGCGTCGTCCTATCTCGCTTATGGTGGTTCACTTAGCGTAGTAAGAGCAGACGACACTGGCTTAAAAAACGCATGTGCTGGAACTTCATCAGACATTAAAATTAAAAGTGAGGAGCATTATAATCAACTTGGATATGATGAAAACACTATTACCGGATACACCGCAGTTGCAAAGAACCCAGGAACTTGGGCAAACGGTGTAAAGGTTGCACTACTTGATGCTAAAGCAGATCAGACTCTAGGAATTGCAACCACAGGTCTTGTAGTTGGTTATGCAGTAACTCAAGCAATTAACTCAGTTTTACCTGGAACTGGAACTACTTCCGTTCTCGGAGGGTTCTTAAGAGGTATCATTACTGGAATTGGTGCAACAACCGTTGATGTTAAAGTTTTAAGTCATGTTTCCGATTCAGGAACTGTAACAACAGTTGACTATCAACCAAGTGGTGTTTACTATTTTGGAACATCTAGAAATTTAACTGTAAGAAATAACTCAAACGCTGGAGTTGCTACAACTTCAGTTCTCTCTCAAGTCGATTGGTTTGAAAATCAGTCAATCACACTTTCAACTGGTACTATTGAGTGGGAAACTCTTGCACCAAGACCTTCAACTTCAGCATATGCTGCAGCAAGAAATGCAAGATTTGATGAACTTCATGTTGTAGTCATTGATGACCTTGGAACCATCACCGGTAACGCTGGAACTATTCTTGAAAAGCACCTAAGTCTTTCTAAGGCAAAAGATGCTGAGTTTTCTCTCGGTTCTCCATCTTACTGGAGAAAGTATCTTGCAACAAACTCACAGTATATCTTTGGTGGTTCCGAACCATTAGGAACAGTTGGAACTGGTTTGGAAGCAGATGGTTATACGGTAGAAACCGACAGTGCTTGGGATCAAGATGCTGATGGAGCGATCTTCAAAGCAACTGGTTCTACTACACTAACTCTTGCAAGTGGTAAGAACTACGGTGGAACTACTGGAATAACTTCAACTGGAGCCTTTACTCCAGGACTTAATGATATCATCAGTGGATATACCTTATTTGAAAATACTGAGAACTATCAAGTTGATTTCATCTTGATGGGATCTGCGAATTATGCAAAAGAAACTGCTCAGTCATTAGCAAACAAAGTTATTGCAGTTGCTGAAGCAAGAAAAGATGCACTTGCATTTATTTCACCATACAGACAAGCATTCTTAAATGACTCTTCTGTAGGAACTGTAACCGTCAACTCTGATGAAACTATCACGAATAACGTAATTAGTTTCTATGCACCAGTAACTTCAACAACTTATGGTGTATTTGATAGTGGTTACAAATACATGTATGATAGATTTAACGATGTATTCAGATATGTTCCACTAAATGGAGACATTGCTGGTTGCTGCGCTAGAAATGATATTAATCAGTTCCCATGGTTCTCACCTGCAGGAACTTCTAGAGGAACAATCCTGAACGCAGTTAAACTGTCGTATAACCCAAGTAAAGTTCAAAGAGATAGACTCTACTCAAATAGAGTTAACCCAGTAATCTTCTCACCTGGAGATGGAATCATCCTCTTTGGTGATAAAACTGGATTTGGTAAGTCATCTGCTTTTGATAGAATTAACGTTCGCAGACTCTTTATTTACCTTGAAGACGCAATCGCTGCTGCTGCTAAGGATCAACTCTTCGAATTCAACGATGAAATTACCAGAACAAACTTTGTAAATATTATTGAACCTTTCCTTCGTGATGTTCAGTCTAAGAGAGGAATCTTTGACTATGTTGTTATTTGTGATGAGACCAATAACACTGCTGCTGTTATTGATAACAATGAGTTTGTTGCTGATATCTTCGTTAAACCAGCAAGAAGTATCAACTTCATTGGTCTGACCTTCGTAGCCACTAGAACTGGCGTTTCATTTGAAGAAGTAATCGGAAACGTTTAATTAACTTAGAGGTTTAAAACTATGGCAACCAGAAATCAACTAAATCCACCCCCACTAAGAAAGATTACTGACTTCAAAAGTAAACTAACAGGTGGTGGCGCACGCGCCAATCTATTTGAAGTAGTTATGGCATTCCCAGATGCTGCTCAACCAGGCAGTGTTGTTCTTGATAAAATTAGATTCTTAGCAAAAGCAGCACAGTTACCAGCATCTAACGTCGCTCAGATTGAAGTTCCTTTCCGTGGAAGGGTTCTTAAAATTGCAGGAGACAGAACGTTTGATACCTGGACAGTTACTGTTATCAACGACACTGATTTTTCGATCCGTTCTGCATTTGAGAACTGGATGAACAAAATGAATAGAGTGTCTGATAACACTGGTCTTACAAATCCAGCAGATTATCAAGCAGATGCGTATGTCTATCAACTAGATAGAAGTGGTTCTGTACTCAGACAATATCATTTCTATGATGTTTTCCCAACTCAAGTAACTCCTATTGAACTTTCATATGATGCTCAAGGAATTGAAGAGTTCCAGGTGGAACTACAAGTTCAGTGGTGGGAGGCAGTTAAAGGAAACTCTGAAACTGCTGGTGGTGAAGACATCAACTAAATAGTACATAATAAGAGTTTAAACTTTATAATATGGCAAAACTTTTTGGTTTTTCTATTGAGGATACAAACCCAAAGTCACCTTCAGTAATATCCCCCGTTCCTCCAAATAACGAGGACGGGGTTGATAATTATATTGCTAGTGGATTTTATGGACAGTATATTGATATTGAAGGTGTATATCGCTCAGAGCATGATCTAATTAAAAGATACCGCGAAATGGCACTTCACCCAGAATGTGATGGTGCTATTGAAGACGTTGTAAACGAAGCTATCGTAA